GACGTGCCTGGCGGGTGGAACTGCCGGTGCGCGTTCCGGGTGAACCTTGCGTTCTCGGACTGACGTGTCCAGACTGTTCCTTGACCCATCCACTCTCCACCACCATATTGATACCACCATGCCTCTCCCTGTTTTCGATTCTCTCGACTTGGTCCCTGAAGCCTTCCGTAGCGAATACGAGATGGTCGATGGCAAGGCGCAGTCCAAGGATGTCGCGAAGCTGACCTTGACGCTCGCGAAGGTCCGCAGTGACCTCGACGCCGCGACCAAGCTTGCGAAGGACGCCGAGCGCGCCGCGAAAGACGCCGACTTGAAGAAGTCGGGCATCTCGGACGAGCAGCTCGCGGCACTCCGCGCGGACTTTCAGGCCCAGTTGGAGCCAGAGCGCGAGCGAGCATCAAAGGCAGAGGCCGCATTGCGTGCGCTTCGTCTGGACGACAAGGCCAAGACGCTGATGGCTTCAAAGGAGGTCGGCGTCCTGCCGCACCGGATCGAGACGCTGTGGAAGCTGGAAGGCCACCTGCTCGACCTCTCGGACGGCGGGACACTGATGGTGAAGGATGCGCCGCAGGCTGACGTGACGAAGACGCTCGCGGGCTTGGTGACCAAGTACCCCGAATTCTTTGCTGCGCCTGTGGCCGCTGGTGGCGGCGCAAAGCCCTCAACCGGGCCGACGGGCGCATCGCAGGTGGATCTGCAGAAGCTGCTCGAGAGCAATCCGGTGGAACTGCTGCGGTACGCGAACGCGAACCCCAAGGCCGCGTAAGTCGCACTCGCGCGGTGTGACACCGCGCGCATGATGGTGCAGGGCGTCGAGTGATTCGACGGAGAGCAAGACGAAGTCGCAGCGTGATGCTGCGCCGCACCACGCACTCGCGTGCGATGCGCTCCGACATCGAATCACTGGACCCCTTTCATGGCAATTACGCTCACTGAAGCGGCCAAGCTGGCGCTCGCAGGTGGTGAAGTGAAGAAGGCTGCGGTCATCGCCAACTTCGCTTCTGCCTCGGAATGGCTTGCCGCCATGCCGATTGATTCCATCTCTGGCAATGCCTACGCGTACAATCGCGAAGGGCAGTTGCCTGGTGTGGCCTTCCGTGGACTCAACGAGTCGTACACGGAATCGACCGGCATCATCAACCCGCTGACCGAAGCCCTCAAGATTGCCGGTGGCGATCTCGACGTGGATGTCGCGACGGTGAAGATGATGGGCCCGAACGTGCGCAGCGCGCACGAAGCCCTCAAGGCCAAGGCGCTCGGTCAGGAACTGAGCCGCGTGATGATCAAGGGTGACTCCGAAGTCAACGCGCGCGAGTTTGACGGCCTGCAGAAGCGCATCACGGGCGCGCAGTTGATCAGCAACGGTGCCACCTCGGGTGGCGATCCGCTCTCGCTGATCAACCTCGACGCGACCATCGACGCGGTCGTCGGCGCAACGCACATCCTCATGTCGAAGGCCATGCGCCGTCGCATGACCGCTGCGGCGCGCTCCACTACGATTGGCGGCAACATTCAGTGGGCCGTGAACGAGTTCGGCCGTCGCGTGATGATGTACAACGACCTCCCGATCCTCGTGCCGTATCCCGGCAACGACGGCACGGAGCCGGTGGCGTTTGACGAAGCCGCTGCCTCGGGCGGTTCGACGGCCACGTCGATCTACGTCGTCAATTTCGGCGAGATGGGCGTGAAGGGCATCCAGAACGGCACGATGGACGTGCGCGATCTCGGAGAGCTCCAGACCACGCCGGTCCTCCGCACGCGCGTGGAGTGGCTGATGTCGATGTGCATCGAACAGGGCCGCGCAGCGGCTCGTCTGTACGGCATCAGCAACGCGGCTGTCGCCGCCTAATCCGAGACTCCTCAGATGCCCATCAATCATAAGTCGTTCACGTATGACCACTCGCTGCTGCTCAAGGCGAGCGCAGCGGTCACCGCAACAGCGGCGTCAAACATCCTTGACCTCGGCGCGTCACGCACCGACGTGCGGCTCATCGTGGACGTGTCAGCAATTGACACGACAAGCGGCGACGAGTCGTATCGACTGCGCGTGCAGGTGTCGAACTCAGCCACCTTCGCCTCGGGCATCTTCTGCCCCGTGACGCTGGAGTTGGGCGACAGCACGGTGACCGGCAACTCGGCAGACAGTGCCACCGGCCGGTACGAGGTGCCGTTCTCGAATGAAGTAAACGGCGTGACCTACCGCTATGTCCGCGTCAACCAGGTGATCGCAGGGACGACGCCGTCGTACACGGCCGCGATCTACATCGTCAAGGAGGCGTGACGTGAAGTACGCACCTGAGTCATCCCAGGTGACGGTGCGTGAACGGGCCACCGGAGCGGAAATGCTTCGGTGGTCAGTGGACGCACGCGAGTTGGTCGCGACGGGGCACTTTGAGTATGTCGTCGCTGATGCTGCGCCGGTTTTGCCGGTCGTGGAAGAGCCGGTCGTTGTTGCGCCGGTCGTGGAAGAGCCCACGAAGGGCAAGAAGTAGTGCCGTCGGCCATCGTCTCGACGGTGGGCGGCTCGGCCAGCAACAGTTACCTGTCGCTGGCCGAACTGCTCGTCCTCTTGGACGATGGCCCCAACGCGGGGCTGGTCAGCAGCACCACAACGGCTGACCAGACCCGTGCGCTGTTGCAGGCGACGGCCCGACTCGACTTGGAGTCGTGGACCGGCGTGCGGGTCAACCAGACGCAGAAGCTGGCATGGCCGCGCAACTACGCAGTCGATCCCGACAAGACGAACACGAACGTCGGGTCTACTTACGCACGGCCATACGATATGGTCGTGTACTTGAATGCCAGCACGATCCCCGACCGCATCCGCAGCGCGTGTGCCGAGCTTGCGGTGGTGATCTTGCAGGCGGGCAGTGGCGTCGATCCGTTCGCAAACGATCCGTCACGCGACATCTTGATTGAGCGCATCGGTTCGCTGATGACGCAGTACCGCAACGAGTCCCCGCAGCGAGAAGACGCGTTGAGCAAGTGGCCTCGCGTGTGGCGCGCCATCGAACCGCTGCTGGAGTCTTCGCAAGCCAATAAGGTCGAGCGCAAGTGAACGTCCGGTCGATCAACGCGATGCTGAAGCGCAACGATTCCGCCATCGTCGCGGTGCGCCCCGGCGCGCAGTGGCTAGATTCGGACTCGGGCGAAGTATCGCAGTTGCCCAACGCGGAAGTGCGTGTCGCGGGCGTGGTGCTGACGGCTGATCCGCCGGACGATATTTCGTCTGCGCAAGGGCTGTCGAAGCGCCGCGCTATCGTGTACCTCGCCGCCATCGACAGCACGGGCGCGGCCTTTGTGCCGACGCTCGGGATGCAGATCACGACGCTGGGCCAGACGTGGACGCTCAACGCGATCACGCCGCTGACGCAGCGTGGCGTGCCGCTCGTGTACGACGCGCGGGCGGTCGCATGAGCTTCGGTGGCGACCTGAAGAAGTTCTCGTCATTGGTTGAGGCGCGTCAGACGGATGTGCTCCGCATGGCCGCGAACGAGGTCTACAACAGCGTGTCGGTTGGCAGCGACATCGTCGGCAGCGGAAAAGGCACGCCCGTGGACATTGGCAATGCGCAAAACTCGTGGCGTGTGGAAGACGGCGACGCGCCTGCGACTGGCCGTTTGGAAAAGAACCACGGCCCTGAGATCGGCCTTGCGGCGCGCGCGAGCCTCGCATCCATGCGCCTCGGCGACATCAAGTCGATCATCGGCGGCGCGATCTACATCGCAAGGCTAGAAGACGGCCACAGCAAGCAGAACCAAGGATGGGTGGCCCTCACGCGTGCCGCGTGGCCGCGCATCGTGCAGCACTTCGTCGCGAGCGTCAAGTGAGCATCACGACTACCCGCCGCGTGCTGCGTCGCCTGTTCGATGAGGCGTGCGATGCCGCTGAGATCCTCAAGCAACATCGCCAATATCAGTCGCTGCGCTATAACGCGCCGGACCCACTGGTGCTCTGGGCGCGCGAATTGCTGACCCCCGGCGCAAACCAGAGTTCGGGTGGCGGCACGACGCTTGGCTTTGGCACGTATCGGATTGATCTCTTCGCGCCGACCGGCGCTGGCACGCGGCTCATCGATGATGCCGCACAACTCGTGCGCGCGGCATTTGCGCCAGGCGCAAAGGGCACGACGGACGGCCTCTGGCTTGCCATCGACTCCGCGTCGGTGCAGGCGCTGTACCAAGACGACCGCACGATCACGCAGGCCATCGCGGTCGTGTACCGCACTCATACCTTTTCAGGAGCCTGACCGATGGGCGTTAGCTATCAGATTCAGCCCGATGTGATCACGTCGTACCGTGTTGAGACGACCTACGGCACGCTCGCGACGAATGATGCCACCGCGCGTCGGTTCCGCACGAATGCGGGCGGCGGCATGGTGCTCACGAAGTCTCCGATCACGCCCAACGAAATCCGCAGCGACTTGCAGATGGTGCGCCCGCGTCACGGGCCGAAGTCAGTTGCGGGATCGCTTTCGGGCGACCTGTCGCTGACCAGCTACGATCCGCTGCTGGAAGCGGCCTTCCGCGCAACGTACAGCGCACCGCTTGTGTCTGCGTCGTTGACATCAAGCTATGTGCAGTCAACCGGCATCTGGACGCGCGCCACCGGCAGCTTCGTCGGTGAAGGCTACAAGGTCGGCGATGTCGTCACGGTGACAGGTGGGGTAAACGCTGGAGTCCCCGTGATCCTTGTGGCGGTCGGCACGACCACCGCGACAATCGGCAACCGGACAGCATGGGCCGACCAGACCTCGGTGGCCGGTGTCGTTGCCACGCGCCCCAAGAAGTTGGTGGCTGGCAGCACGCCTGTGCTGCGCGGCTTCAGCATCGAGCACTGGGAGTCTGGCGCAACAAACTCGGAGCGGTTTACCGGCTGCCGCGTGTCGTCGTTGGCGTTCAACCAGCCGCCGGAAGGCACTGTCTCAGTGGACTTCGGGTTCATGGGTCTTGACCGCGTACTAGGGACCGGCCGCTACTTCACCAGCGCGACGGAGTCCACAACCGCGCCGATGGCGTCGGTCGATGCCATCGTGTGCTACAACAACGCGCAGGTGCTCACTCTGCAGAACATGTCGCTGTCGCTTGACTTGCAGACGGCGGCTCCGTTTGTGATCGGTGCAACGACTGCGCCGAACGTGTTCGATGGCGTGCAACAGGTGGCGGCGAAGCTGACGTTCATGAAGACCGCGCAGGCGAACGTCACCGCGTTCCAGAACGAGTCGGGCCCGTTCTCCATGCAGGTGATGTATCGCGAGCCTGGCACCAACGGGTTCATCGCGCTGAACATCCCGGCGTTTACGCTGGGCAGCGCCACCCCGCCTGAACGCATCGGCACCTCGGGTCCGCAGTTGGAAGAGATCGACCTGCTCATCGGCGTGGCGTCTGGCTCTGATCGCGACGCCGCGATGATCACGCTCTGCACGAGTGCGGCATGATCTCGGTCCCGTTTGCATTGGGCACAAACGTCACGTCAGACCTCCCGCTTTCGGATGAAGAGCGGGGGATGCGGCTTACGCATGAAGACGGGTCGGTCGTCACGCTCACGCTGCGCTGGCCGGATCATCCGGCCGTCGCACCGGCACGTCTGCGCATGTTCGCCGCGCAGACGGTGCTCGAGCGCGACGCGATGCAGCCAGACGGCTCGCAGCGCGAGGATGTTGAGCCAGAGCGGCTGGTGGAACTTGCGCTGCCGCGTGATGCGGCTCTGCGCGAGTACGCCGCTGCGCTGGTGGTCGGCTGGTCCGTGGCGGATCCCTGCACGCCGGACGCGGTGCTGGCGCTCTTTACCCGCGCGCCGTTTGTGCTGACGCTGGTGCTCAAGGCCGCGAATGAGGGTGACCGTTTTTTGGCACCGTCGCTGCGGCTCTCCGCGCCAGAGTCGCAGCCGGTGTCCGAGCCAGCCAGCGCATGAAGGATGGCCGCACGGCCGGTGAGCACGTTCGCAGCTACGCGAAACGTGATCCGGTCGGCGGCGCAGCCGCACTGCGCGACGTGACGCCTGGTCCGATTCCAGCGTGCGCCGTGCTGGCGGTCGAAGCGTTTGAGATGTTGTCCGCCACGCGGGGCGGCGGGATGAGTGGGCCGAAGCCGATCACGCTGTCGGATGTGCAGAGCTATACCGTGATGCTACAGCAGCCGCTGTCGCCACGCGAGGTGCGCTGGGTGCTCGAGCAGGACGCGGCGTACCTCTCAACGGTTGCGGAGACGATGGCGAATGTCTGACGAGATCGCACGGCTCAAGATTGTCATCGACGGCAGCCAAGCCGGTGCCGCGTCATCGGCGCTGACGACGCTGACGGCGAGCGGGATCTCGACGGAGAAAACGCTGGCGGCGCTGCTGGCGACGGCACAGGAAAGCGCAACTGCCCAGCGCGGCATGGCGGCAGCGGTGCGGGCCAACGATTCGTCGCTGCAAGCGATGGCGTCGGCCACGACAACGGCTGCAGCAGATCAGCGAGGGCTGCTGCAGGCGCTGCTCGCGACCGCGCAAGGCGAGGCCGCAGCGGCTAAGGCGGCGCGTGATCTGGAAGCGACGCTGCGGGCAGGGCGGGTGGCCGCAGCAGCGGCAGCGGCGGAGAAGCGGAAACTCACGCAAGCGGCTCGTGAGGCGGAAAGGGCCGAAAAGGCGCAAGCGGATGCCGCCGCCGCCGCCGCGCGCACGGTCGCCAAGGAGGCGCGTGACGCGGCGAAGGCGCTCAAAGCCGCGCAGAGTGCCGCAGGCGACACGAGTGGGTTCGACAGGTTGATCAGCAAGGGCATTGCGCTGGTGGGAGTGTACCAAACGCTTCGCACCGCTGCGAGGTTTATTGGCGAATCAGCCGAAGTTTACAACCGCGCGGGGCAGCGCCTCGCGCTGTACACGACGAGCGCGGCGCAGTCGGCGGCGGTGCAGAAGGACTTGCTGAACGCCGCAAACGCGACCGGCACGTCGTTTGCGGCGAACATTGAGTTGTACTCGCGGCTGGCTTCGGTGTCGAAGCAACTTGGCGCAAGCCAACAAACGATGGCGGTAGCGACGAAGGCTGTCTCGGCGGCGCTCGCGATCAGCGGCGCGACGGCATCGGAAGCCGCATCCGCGAGCACTCAGCTATCACAGGCGCTCGCGTCTGGGCGGCTCCAAGGTGACGAGCTCCGTGCGCTGACCGAAAACGCGCCACGCCTCACGAAGGCGATTGCGGATGGCCTCGGCGTCAGCACGGACGCGCTCCGGAAGCTTGGCGCAGAGGGCGAACTCACGTCAAAGAAAGTGTTCGCTGCGCTGCTGTCGCAGACGCAGACGCTGGCGTTGGAGATGGAGAAGCTGCCGAAGACGGTGTCGCAGGGGTGGACGATCTTCACCAACTCCGCAGGGGCGGCGGTCGCGGCGCTTGACAAGCAGATCGGCGCGTCACGGTGGCTGGTGAAGTTTTTGATGCAGGCAGGGGACGTTGTGCTAGGCTTGACGGACCCTGAAGCGTTGATCCAAGAGCGGTCGCGCAGAAAGGCGATGCCGAAGACGGCAACTCAGGCGGCAGAGCAGATCAACGAAGCCTCGACGGCGCTGGCACAGATCTCTGCGCGTCAGACGGAGAATACCATCGCACTTGCTAAGGCTCGGCAAGACTACCTGAACAACGTGCGCGGCTCCACAATCGAACTACGCCGCCTAAAGGAAGAACAGGAAGACCTTGCCAAGTTTTCCGCAGGTTGGCGTGGCACCCGTCAGGCTGGCTTCGACTTCTTCGCGGCTGGCGGCGGCATCAACCCTGCTTTTGCTGGCAAGGACGCGCCGAAGCCAGCCACGGCATCTGAGACTCGTCGGCAAGCCGCAGAGGCGCAGGCAGCGGCCAAGGCGGCCGCGCGCGAGGACATCGCGGACCAGCAGGAACGTCTCGACATGTTGAAGGACTATCGCGAGCTCCTTAACAACATTCATGATGACGCGACCAAGCGTGGCAAGCGCCCCGGAGAAATGCCTGGCATCAGCGTAGACCTCCCCGACATGGACGAGGTGAAGCGGCTGCAGTCGCAGGCGGATTCACTGACTGCGCTGGCGAAAGCGGAGACGCGCGCCGAAGCCACGGCACAAGCTCTCGCGAACGGGCTGCAGCGCAGCATTGCGGACGGCATCACGAACGGGTTTCTTGATGGCGCAAAAAGCTTTGCCGCGTTCGGCGAAAACCTGAAGCGGACGATTATCAGCGCGATCAGTGAGTCTATCGCCAACGACCTCGTCGTCAGCATAATGGGCGGCCGAGAAGGTGGTGGGTTGCGCGGGCTCATGAGTGGCCTTGGCGGGCTCTTCGGGAAGAAGGGTGCGGCGGCAGGAGCGGCACAGGCTGGCGCGGCTTCGACAGCGGCAACGACCGGCGGCGTCGCCTCGTTTGGCGGCATTGGCTTAGGTCTCGCAGGGCTGGGCATTTTTGCTGGGTCGCAGATCCTCAACTTGTTCAAGCCCGACAAGAATCAGGGCTATGGCACGTTCATGCCGGGGCAGTCGATCACGCCGCAAGCGGAGGTCGCACGCGCAGGCACGTACAACGCGCCCAGTGGCTTCAATGCGGGCGCATACCGCTTTGAGGCCGGTCGGCCTAGCAATACCAATGTGACGGGGAACACGATTGTCGTGACGCTGCCGGAAGGCACGCCTCGAGAGCAGGCGGAAGCAATGCTGCGCGAGTTTGAACGGCTCGCGCGGGCGCAGGGCCTGCCTGCTGGCACTTTGCCCACGAGCCAAGGATGATCACTGTCGCGGGTGTCTCTTATGCGATGCAAGCGCCTTTCCGCGAAACGATTGAGCGGATCGGCGAGCAGGACCGCGCGTTTGACGGCGGACTGTATTCACAGGTCCGCGTTGAGAAGCGGCGCTGGTCTGGCAGCACGTCGTTCCTGACGAACGCACAACTCGCCACACTCAAGTCGAACACCGCGCTGGATGCGGTTGTCACGGTCGTAGATACCATTCGCAGCATTACGATCAGCGCAATGGTGCGCGTCGAGCCAGAGCTTGGCATTGGCGCGCTCTGGACAGCGGCGCTCGACATCCGAGAAGTCTGATGGCGCGCACACTCAGCGGTGGCGAACGCACAACCCTCGCGGGGCAGCGCGTCGCGCATTTCCTGCGCGTGCAGGTCGCAAACCATGTCGGCACGCTGGTTGATCTGCGGACAGTCAACAGCGCCGACTACCAACTCAATGCCACCATCGTCAGCGCGGTTGACACGCCTGCGGACACGGCGACAGTCGTTGTGCGCGCAGGCCGCAGCACAGGCAGTATTGCGCCGCTGATGGTCACCGGCACGATCAGCAGTGCAGGGAGGCTGCTCGACGTGGGGCGTCGGATCGTCATCGACGTGGCGACGCTGGCAATCGGCAGCACGCCGTCAGGCGGAGATTGGAAGACGGTCTTTGATGGCACTATCGACACCGTGTCGCAGGGCGACGGGCAGCGCATCACGCTGTCTTGCCGCAATAAGATGCTGCCGATCCTCGACGCGTCGTTCACTGGGACGACCACGGTGCTCAGTGCATCGGCGGAGAGCATGATCGCGTCACTGCTGTCGTTGGGAATGTCTAGCCCCCCGACAGTGGTCACGCCTTCATCGCCTGGCTGGTCGCCAGCCGCGATCAAAGTCCCGCGCGGGGATTCAATTTGGCAACTAATCTCGCAGATTGCCGATCAGATTGGCTGGCTGATCCGATACCGATGGAACGGCAACACGCCAGAGCTCCGATTCTACGCGCCCAACCGCTCCCTCGCGTCCGCTGACTGGACGCTGGCCGCGTCTGAAGTTGCGGCAGTGCGTGAGGCGGCGCTTGACCTTGCTTCAGTGCGGAACGACGTGCAGGTCGGCTATCGCACGTCGCCAACCGGCACGCTGCTGATTGCGTCGGCATCTGACTCCGCGAGCGTCACGGCCTACGGTACGCGCCGGTTGATCATTGATGAAGAATCTTCATCGCAGATCGATACGCTTGCCGAAGCGCAGGTGATGGCTGACGCGATCTTGAGCGACCTCAAGGTGCCGCCGTACTCGCACACGCTGACGCACCGCCACGCGTTTTGGGCGGTCGAAGTCGGTGATATCGTCGATGTCGCGGCGAACGGCGTCACGCACGACGCGACGCAGCGGCTGGCCGTGGTCGGCACGGAGCTGGCACTGAGCAGCGGCGGCGGATCCATGACGCTGCGGCTGCGCGGCGCACCCGCGTCGCGCACGTCGTCGTGGCTGACGCTGGGCGGGGCAGGCGACCCGCTGCCGCCCGCGCTCGTGGCGCGCGTGCTCACGCAGGGCGACGGGACGCGCACGCGAGTGCAGGTGGACACGGTGCCAGCGGGCGGCACCGTGCAACTGCTGTCGTCTACGGCGACCCGGCTGGCTGGCCTCACGGCGGGGACATCTGGCAGCGCACCGCAGACGTGGGACTTCGAGCGGCCAGCATTCGGGGCGGGGCAGCGCAGCGCCGAGTTTCGCGGCGAGGTGGCTGGGCTGTCGGATGACGATGCGGTGGTCATCGAGGAACAAGGCCGGGACACGGTCGCGATTCTGACACGCGCGCGAGTCATATCCATCGGCAGCACCACGTACACCATTCGGGTGAGCGCGAGCAATCCGATTGCCGACGCCGATGGCACAATTACGATTATTAGTCTCGGCGGCATGACCTGCACGATGGGCGGGGCGGCTCGCGTTGAGTCGCCTGCGAGTGTGAGCACCGACACCGTCACGGTCAGCACGACTGACGGATATTATGGGGCTATCGGTGGTGCTGCTGCTGTGGCGTTCCGCGATTACGTCGTGACGCGGCCTGCCATCGGGGCGCAGCCTGCGCGGTTTGGCGTGCGCGTCACGGCCTCGGGGATGTCATGGGATGCCGACGCGGTCGATGTCGAGCCGCAACGGCAAGCAACGCCTGGGCGGATTGAACTTGTTGCGCCAGCACAATCAGGTGCCGATTACGAAGTGCGCTGGCGTCCGGCGCTAGCCGATAACGGGGCGTTCGGGTCGGTGTCTGAACTGTCAGCGCGAGCCATTCGCACGCCAGCAGGCGGTGGCGCGCCAACGTCAAGTACGTTGAGCGTGAATTACGACGTTCCAAATAATTGGTTCTGGGCGACACTGACTCGCGTTTCCCGTGACGGATACAGCGTCGTACTCGGAGTTCTGCCTCAAGGCGTGACTGCGCTGACGGAAATGACGTTTGCGATCCCGACCTACTACGCGCCCGGAACGGGCGACGACACGCCTCGCATTCAATCAATCAGTGTGACCAACACTGGCACATCAAGCACGGCGGGTGACCTGCGCGTGGTGTTCGGCGGCATCAACCTGCCGTCCGGCGGCTCGTACCGGCTTTCTGTTGATAACTCGACGTTCGTGTCGGCAAACGTGTTCACTAGCGCATCGTCGCCGGTCACGATTTTGTCAGCGGAAGCCTACACCGACGGGGTCTCGCCGCCGTCTGGGAAGTCGTCCGACCGCGCGAGGGGGGTGCTTGAGATGCTAGACTCTGGCGGCGCGACGGTCGATTCGCGCGCGATCCCTTACAACGAATTCTTCGGCATCATCTGATGATCCCTGACACCGTATTCGTGGCGACATCCGCTGCGCCTGCCTCGCGCGATTGGGCCGTGCAGCTCTTGGCCGGGATTGCCATAGCCCTCGCCTCGTGGGCGCTGAGTCGCAGCGTTGAGCACGGGCAGCGGCTGCAGAAGGTCGAGACGTTCACTGGCTCGGAGAACGGCGAAGGCCTGAGCGCAAAAATCGACAAGATCGAGGCGAGCGTCGAGCGCATTGCGGTCAACACGCAGACGGTCGCTCTCAGCGTCGCGCGGATGGAAGGGCGCGGCGAATCCCACCCGCACTCGTGAGGTTGCCATGCAGATGAACCTGAAGCTGACCCTGAACGCCATCGACGCGGGCACCTACGATTGGCAGCGCATCGGCGGCGTGGTGCTCGCGGCGTGCGGCATCATCGAAGGGCTGCACCATGTGCCTGATCGCTTGCCGCCGATGCTGGTCCCGATCATCGCGACAGCAGAGCCGTGGACGTTCCTCGTCGGTTTTGTTGCGACGGCGGTGCTCGTCAAGGCGGGCAAGCCGGTGCTGGTGCGGGACGACGCGTGACGCTCGACACGATCCCGACGCCGGTCCCGACGCCGAACCACGGGCCGCAGCGCACGCAGACGGCATTATGCTGCTGGCATAGTACCGCTGGCGGGTCGGCGCTGTCGTCGGCGCAGTGGATCGCCCGCCCGAACAGCGGCGCGGGCTACCACTACCTGATCGAGCGCGACGGCAGCGTGATCGCCTCGACGCCGCTCGGGGTCACGGCCTACCACGCGGGCGTCAGCGCATGGCCCGTGCCGCCCGCTGGCGTCCCCGCTGGCGTGTCGATCAATCGCCGGTCGGTTGGTGTCGCCTTCGCGAACAAGAACGACGGCAGCGAGCCGGTGACGCCCGCGCAGATCAACGCGGCGGTGGCGCTGGCGGTGCTCTTGGCGGCACGCTATCCGGCGTTGGCGTCACCATCAGCGCACATCCGGCACCGCGACTGCGCGCCGGGTCGCAAGTCAGATCCGCTGCCTGAGGCGCTCCACTGGCCAGCGTTCGTGGCCCGACTCACGGCGGCGCTGTGAACCTCCTGCCCATCCTCCGCCACCGCGCCACATGGGGCATTGCCGTCGCGCTCGGCGTGCTCGTGGCGTGTGCGTGGCACGGGCACAACAAGTACGAGCAAGGTGTGCGGGACACGCGGGCGGACGCGCTGCGGGATGCTGTTGCGGCCCGCGCGGTGGCAGATTCGGTTGCCGATTCGCTGCGCACGGCGCTGACGGCGGCGCGGGGGCGCATCGATACCGTGCGCGTGGCCGTGACTCGGACCGAGGTGCGGACCCGCGTCGCGGTGACGCGCCTTGACGACGCCATTGCCACGGCGGACACAACCTGCGAGGCGCTGGCTCAAGCGGCCGCTGATGCCGCAACAGCATGGCGTGACGAGCGGGACACCCTCACCGCGCTCGTGACCGCCCAGGACCGCGCGCTGATGATCGCGGGCGACCTGCAGGCGACCGAACCAGCACGCCTTGCGGACGCCCTCCGCGTCGCGCTGGCCGAGCAGCGTCGCACGTTCCGTCCGCCGTCCCGCCTCCGCTGGCTGTCAGTGGGGGCGATTATTGGCACGGCTGTCACCCTCGGGGTGCGGTAGCTATGCACAACGGCCGCTGGGCACGCAAGGCGCACGAGGCGCTGACCGCCGCGCTCCAGCGTCCGCACATGATGCCGTCCGAGCCGTTCGACCGCTCGCGGCTGGCGCTGTGGCTGTGTCGCTGCGGCACCTACGGCGTGTGGAACGCTCCGGCGAACACGGTGTGCCGGACGTGCGGGGCGGCGCGTGCGTAGTCATTGCGTCTTGTGCGGCACTTCGTTTGACGACGTATTGCGCAGCCCGCAGCCGTGCCAGTACGCCCGTTCTGGGTTTGTCGTTTCACGTCGATCTTGGTGCGTAGTGTGCGACACACTCGACGCGCCAGTGCGGGCGACGCGAGCGATCTCGCGGCTGCGGGCTGTTGCAGAACGAGAAACGCGGCGCGCCTACCTTCGCGACTACAACGCGCGGCCGGAAGTTCGTGAGCGAAAGCGGCAACACGACGCAGCGCAACGGTTCGCAACCCGCAAAAGCTTTCGGTGCGCGACATGCCGTGGGCGCTTTGCCGGGAATCGCGAAGCGTACCGCATTATCGACGGCGTGCGCGTGCGGCTAAACCTGTGCGCGTTTTGTGCAGAGCAGCAGTACGGGCTAGCCAAAGGCAAAGCGCCTCACATTGGATGGGCCGCGTACATGCGTGAACGCCGCGCGCGACAAAACGCAATACGAGGAAATGCCGACACGGCATGAAGTGCGCAGCGTCGGTCCTTCTCGTGAAGGTTGCCCGGCAGGTAGGACGTCCCATCCCCGGCGCTGCACTCCCTTTCGCCTCATTGCTATGCGCCTCCTCCTCCTCGCCCTCGTGCTCGCCGCGCCGGTGTCCGCACAGACCGCCGTGCGTGACCTGCCCAACCCATGCGCGCTGGGGCCGGGCATCGGCCAGTGGCTTGACGCGCCGCAGATCGGCGCCATTGATGTCGAGCGGCGCGACGAGACACGGTTTGTCGCCGCCGACGGCACCTGCCGCGCGGTGGTCACCCTGCGTCGCACGGATGCAGGCGACCGCTACCTCGTCGCGTGGCCGCCGTGCCGAGGGGCGCAGTGGCGCATCCACCCAACGCTCTACGTTCACCGCGCGAGTGCGCTCACCCGCGCCGCGCAGCCACCGGCCTGCCCGTGATCGCGATTGCGTTCCGCCGCTCCGTCCCGCTGACGTTCTGGTCGCAGGTCGTGCGGTTGTTCGCGGGCGCGCCCGTCCACTGTGCCATTGTGCTGCCGGACGGCACCGGCTGGGAAGCGCAGCTCGGCGTCGGCGTGCAGCCAGTGTTCGTGCCGCCCGATGACGCCGACTGGGAACGCGTCCCCGTACAGGCAAAGGCGCTGACCGCGATCCGCTTTGCGCATCGGCGCGCTGGCGCGCGCTACGACCTGCTCGGCGCGGTGCTCTACGGGACGCCGCTCACATCGCGGGACCGCTGGACCTGCTCGGAGCTGTGCGCGGAGGCGCTCGCAGAAGCGGGCGCACCGCTCTCGATTCTTCCCGCCGGACGCACCCCGCGCCGACTGCGCGCGTGGGCGCTGGCGCACACACACACGGAGACGCCGCATCATGCCGTATGACCTGAATACCGTCGCCCACGGCGACAGCCTCGCGTTCCTGTCCACGACGTTCCCATCGACCGCTGTCCTCGAGGTCCGCACTGGTGCGCCGCCTGGCGTCGCCAATGCGGCCACGGGCACGCTGCTGTGGACGTTCACCCTTGCGAGCGGCTGGGCCGCCGTGTCGGGCGTCTCACGCTCGTTGGCCGGGGTGCCGCTGACGGCGAACACGAGCAACGCGGGCACGGCAGGCCACTTCCGGCTGCGGAACGCGGGCGACACGGCGCGCATCGAGGGCAGCGCGGGCGTGCAGGTTGTGATCGCGACCAATGCGCTGACGGCGGCCAACGGCAACGTGCTGAACTTCGCGGCCACGACGGGCGTCGTCGTCGGCATGAACGTGTCGGGCACTGGCATCGTGGCCGGGTCGTCTGTCATCGCCGTGACCGGCACGACGGTCACGCTCTCCATGAGCAGCACGGCGGGCGTGTCGAGCGCAGCGTCGATCACGTTCACGCCCGACCTCGTGCTGGACAACGCCGTGCTCACATCCGGCCAGTCGCTCTCGGTGAACAGCTTCACGATCAGCAGCACGGACAACCAGCCGTGATGTTTTACATCGTCTATCGATCCGACACCGGCGCGATGGTGAGCAGCGGGACGGTCATCGCCACTCCGTTGCCGGACGGCCTCGCCGCCGTGCCGTATGAAAGCGCGCCAGACTTCGCGCTGGTGCAGTGGGACGCGACGCAGCGCATGCTCGTGCCACGTCCTCCGCGCGTCCGCTCGACCATCTCGCGGCAGACGTTCATGGATCGACTCGGCGACGCGTGCTTGGTCGCGGTCCATCTCGCCGCACAAGGCACGACAGGGCAGGCGGCGGCGCTCCGCGCGTGGCTGCTGCGCTTTCAGGTGGTGAGCGACATCGACGTGCTCGACCCGCGCACGATTGCGGGGGTCGATGCGCTGATCGCAGCCGGGCTGCTTGACGCCGCGCGTCGGGACGCGGTGCTCGCGACGGTGCCGATGTGAGTAACTGGCCGCTGGTGCGAGTCGATGCGTCAATGGTGGCCTCGACGTATGTCGATAACGACAACGTCGATGTCCTGCTGACGCCGTCGGCCACCGCGCACGCGTTGAGCAGTTATGTGCAGCTGACGGCGAATGCGCCGAGTGCGGAGGGGCTCGTGTTGTCCGTGTCGCCAAACGCGGATACGGGCGGTCGGTATCTCGTGACCATTGCGACCGGCGCGAGTGGGTCCGAGGAGCCGCTCGTGTCGAATCTGGCGATGAACATTCTCGGGTATCGCTCGCCCTACGCGCTGCAGGCGTATCTCCCGATCCGGGTCCCGGCGGGTCGCCTCGCCGCCGCATGCCGGTGCAGCATCGGCGGCGCTCCGAACGTGGCGGTCGCAGTCTCGCTCGTGCGCAGCGGCGCGCTGTACCCGGTCGGATATCACCGATGCGACACGTTCGGCGCGGACACGACGACCACGAGCGGCACGACAACGATTACGGGCGCGTATGGCGGCGGTGCGCGAGTGGAGTTCGTCGCCAGCACCGCGCGAGCGTATCGCGCGTGGGGCGTGAGCTTCGGGTCGGTCAGCGACACGGGTGGTATTGCGCTGATGTCGCTGTACGTCGGCGCGAGCGGGTCTGAAGTGCGGGCGTCCGAGCGCGTCGGGCTGCCCGGCCAGTGGGGCAACGCGTCTGTCGCGCTGATGTGGGGGCCGTACCCGTGCGCGATCCCGGCGAGCACGCGCGTCTCGCTCGCGTTTGATCGCAATGTCGCCGTCGCGACACCCATCCTTCACCTGTTCGCCTGATGCCTGCCTCAATCGCCAGCGAGAACACGACGACGCCGACGCTCGCCACGGACACCACGCTCGTCACACAGGCGGGGCCGACGGGCGGCGGGTGCTACGTGCTGCACGTTGATGCCGTGAACCTGGCGAACGGGGAGACGCTTACGCTCACGCTGCGGACGCGCGCTCGGCCCGGCGGCACCACCCGAACCGCGTTCAGCGCACCGTATCAGCACACGCAATCCGATCCCGTCAAGATCTCGCCGCTCATCGCCGTGCCGTCCGGCTCGGAGCTGATCGCCGTGCTGCGACAGGACGGCGGCACCGCCCGCGCGTTCCCGTGGGCGCTCATCCGGATCGACGCATGAGCGACCGCCGTCCACTCACCCTCCGCCTGAAACCATAATGGCACGTCTGTGGAAGGATGCGGCCGCGAGCACGCTCGCCAGCAGCATCACGACGAGCACCACGTCGCTCACGCTGGCGACGGGCGAGGGGGTTCGATTCCCTGCGCCGACGGGCCTCGACTTCTTCATCTTGACGCTCGAAGAGGTGGACGGGAGCAACGTCGTCCTCGGGCGCGAACAGGTGATGTGTACCGCGCGCGTCGGTGATGTGCTGACCGTCACGCGAGCGCAGGAGGACACGGTCGCCCGCGCGGCGCCGGCGGGCACCCGCGCCGAGCTGCGTATCACGGCGGCCGCGATGGCGGCGCTCGGTCTGGGGCTGGATGTCTCCAGCACGGCGCTGGCAAGCATCGACGACAAGATCCCGACGGACGCCATTGCAGAGTTGGTCGAAGCCATCGAAGCGCAGCGCATGGCGTTGCAAGCCCTCGTCCGCACCATCGGCCAGTCGATGCCCGACACGGCAGGCCGTCTGCGCGTGCTGGTCGACTCCATCTCGGCGTCGTTGACGCTCGCGACGATCACGACGGTCGGCACGGTCACCACGGTGTCGACGCTGACGAACCAAACGCAGATCGGTGGCCTCGCGGCGACCGAGCAGATTCCCTCGCTGATGCGCCTCGGCGCAGACAGCATGCGCCGCAACATCAACGTCACCTGAGACGCATATGGCAACCACCAACGGCAACCGAAAGATTCTCGATCTCAAGCGGTGGGAGTTCTGCACGCCGGCGCCGGCAGCCACGGTCGCGGGCGCGTTCATCGCATCGTCGAGGCACTACCGCCAGCAGCAGCTCTACGTTGTCTCGGCCACAGTGCAGTACCTCTACAACCCGCAAGAAGATGCGTGGGTGCAGATCCCGTCCGGCGCACTCGCGGGCACGTTTGCGGTCGGCGCGTGTGGGACGGCCACGAGCATCGGCCCCTCGGGCACGGCGACGGCGGGCACCACGTCCACGATCACCACGAACCTGACGCTGGCCCGCGACCTGCGCGGCTACAGCATCCACATCACGGGCGGGCCGAACGCTGGCGTGACGCTGGCGATTGTCAGCAACACCGTCGGCACCAACGCAGTGATCACGGTCGCCACGCAGGCGTCAGCGTTCACCGCATCGACGACGTTCCGCTTGCTGACGCCGCGTTGGTACGTGCTCAACGCCATCACGGCAGCGGGCACGACGACGGCAGCGGTGTTCAGGTTCTACGACTTCGCGTTGAACACGTGGAGCAGCGCCGAGACGGGCGCGACGGACGGTATCGCACCGGCAGCGGTGATCGGCACCGACAGCAAGCTCGTTGCCACCCCGTCGTGGATGGGTGATGGCTACGTCGCATTCGCCACCGGCACGGCGACGGCTGGCGGCGCATCGACGCTCACGAACAGCGCGAAGACGTGGACGACGAACCAGTGGACGAACTCACAGGTCCGCATCGTCTCGGGCACGGGCGCGGGGCAGATCCGCACGATTGCCAGCAACACCGGCACGGTGCTGACGACATCGGCGGCGTGGACGACGCAGCCCGATGCAACGAGCGTCTACAACATCGAAGGGAACGACGACTTCATCTACTACCTGGGGTCGAACGCCGTCACGCTGTTCCGCTACAGCATCAGCGCGGGTACGTGGACGACGCTCACGCCGACCGCCGCCCGTGCCGCTGCGCCCGCCGTGGGCATGTCCGCGCATTGGGTGTGGGAAGCCACGGACGCAGCGTGGACGAACGAAAACGCCATCCAGAACGGGCGCTTTATCTACTCGTTCCGTGGCGGCGCGGGTGCGGTGCTGGACCGCTACGACATCGCGGCGAACACATGGGTGAGTGCGCTCACCTACGCCCCGGCGACCGAAGTCTTCGGCGCGGGCACGAAGTACACGTACCGCCACAACTCGATCTACGCACAAAAAGACGCGACGGGCCGATGGATGCGCTTTAACGTCGTGACCAACGCGCAGGACGGATGGTCCACGATGACGTACACCCAAGGCGCGGCCATCGCGGGCGACACGGCGTTCGACGTGCATTACAAAGACGGAGCCACTGAGATCGACTACGTCTACATGGTCCTCAACACGAGCACGGTGATGCTCCGCGCGATGGTGATCTAACCATGACCATCGCCGCCCTGATTGCCATGCTTGAGCGCAAGGTCGTCCACCTGTCGCAGCTCTCCGCGTCTGCGGCAGCGATTGGTGATGTGGCCGCTGTCGAGCGGCTGACGACCGAGATCGAAGAGACAGACCTGACGCTGGCGCAGCTGCGCTCGCTGTAACCTGATCCGAGCTGCGCCGATATGTACTCCCTGCCGATTCTGCACGGCGCAGTCATCGTTGCGGCGCAGCCAGCATCCGGTGTCGCCGTCAGCGCCACCGCGTCCGGCGCTCTCCGTCGCGGTGGCGCGGCAACCGCAACCCCGCGCGTCGCTGAAGGCACGGCCCGCACGCTGAACGGTCGCCCGCTCAACACGGGCATCCTCGGCGGCGATCCGGTCGTCAGTGGTGGCAATACAGCCAGCGGGTCGGGCCGGATCCGTCGCACCGGCAGCGCGGCTGCGTCGTCCTCCGTCGCGGCGGGTGGCGCGGGAGCCATCGTCCGCACCGGAACGGGCGGCGGGGTTGCCCGTGTGGTCGGCAGCGCGACGGGCGCGATCCGTCGCACCGGGGCCGCACAAGCCGCAACAGTCACATCGGGCAGCGGCAGTGTCAGCGGAGCGCTCACGCGTGCTGGTGCGGCGGCAGCAAGTGTCCGAGTCGCAACGTCCGGCAGTGGGGCGATCACGCGTGCTGGTGCGGCGGCAGCGGGTGTTGCTGTTGTCGCGACGGTCGCTGGCGCGGTCAGCCGCACAGGGACGGCCCAAGCGGCGAGCGTGGCCGTTGCAGGCGCGACGGCGAGCGGAGCGATTTATCGTGCCGGGTCGGCGGCTGCTACGGGTCGCGTCCAGGCGTCAGCGAGCGGTGCCCTGCGGCGCACGGGTGTCGCAGCGGCAGAGGTGCGCGTCACGAGCACGAGCACCGGCGCGGTGCGTCGCACGGGCAGCGGCACGGCGGGAGCGCCGAGCGCGAACACCACAGCCTCAGGCGCAATCGGTCGGCGTGGCGCAAGCACAGCCGCCGCGCTGGTGGCGGCAAGCAGCACGGGGAGCATCGGCCGCACGGGCACCGCTGCCGCGTCGGCGCGCGTCACCGGTGCGAGCGCGGGCAGCATCCGGCGCACTGGCGCGGCGGTCGTTGCCGTGCAGGTCGTTGCAACCACGGTCGGCGCATTGCGTCGCACCGGCACGGCAATCGGCTCGCCGTATGCCTCGTTTACGCCAACGTCGCCGCGCGCCGTCGTCGCCACCCGCGCGCGGCACCTCGGGCACCTCGCCCTTTCCAGTCGGTACAACGCCGCGCTCGCTCTCTCGAGTCGCTACCGCGCCGACGTGACCACGGACGATCCATGAGCACTGTCAATCGCATTTCCACGTGGGACCGACGCACCGGATATGTGCTGCGCATCGCCGCCGGGAAACTGACGGACGCGATCCTCGGCCGCGCCCTCGTTGACGGGGATGCGTTCACGATGTCGGCTCAAGCGTTCACGGATGACGGCGCGGTGACGCCGACGGCGCTCGCGGGCGCGAGCGCGGTGTCGTTCGCCTGGTCAGCGACGGCGAACCAGTGGGCGGCTGAACTGCCCTACGTGGCGGGCAGCATGGACGCGCTGGCGACCGTGCGCGTCGTGGCGACGTTGACCGCGAACGGGACCACGCATGATCTGATGGACGCCACGGTGACGTTCACCCGCGCGGACGGGCGGTAATGCCTCGCCAGCGTGCGTACCACATCTGGACACCGGAAGAGAAGCAGCGGCTGGAATCGATGTCGGCAGAAGGCTTCACCGCTGTCGAGATCGCCGACGCACTGGGGCTGCGGTACGCGCAGATCACCAACATGCGGAAGCAACTGCAGTGCGGGCCAATGATGCTGGCCCCCGGCTCGCGGGTTGTGGCAGAGTACCGCGAGCCGGATGGGCCACTCGTTGCCACGGTCCTTGCGCCAAACATCACCGAAGACGAGTCAACAGAAGAGTTTTTGGCGCGCTATCGCAAGCGGGCGGCGAAGTCCGTCGCGGTTGCGCGGGTGCAGCACTACGCCACGGTGAAGATCGCCAGCGACAAGCCGGTCGGAATCGTCGTGCAGGGCGACCAGCACATCGACGGCACTGGGACGGACCTCGACTTTCTGGAACACACCGCGAAGTATGTCGGGCGCACGGATGGGCTCTACACCATTGACATTGGCGATCTGCTGCAGAACAACATCGTCCACCGCGACAAGGACGTGCGCGCGGTGGCCGATCAGTTGCGGTTCGGTGACATCTACATCGAATGGTTTCGCGGCAAGTGGCTCGGCAGCATCAGCGGGAACCACACCGATTGGACGAAAAGTGTCGCGGGGTTTGATCACGTCGCGGCATTCGCGAAGCGGCACCGCTTTCACTTTGTGCCCGATGAACTGCTCTGGAAAGTGCAGATCGTCAACCCGCACAACGCGGACGAGGTCACGGCTGAGTGGCTCATCGCAACGCGGCATCAGTTCCGGCGGCACAGCAACATGAACCCAGAGCACGCCTGCTACCGCTGGATGGAAGAGCGTGTCACGAAGTGGGGCGTGGTGCCAGACGTGCTCGCCATCGCGCACAACCACACCGCGTGCGTCGGGGTGCGCAACTTTGACAACCGCGACGTGTGGGCGGTGCGGCCAGGCTCTGCGCAGGTTGAGAGTGCCTACGCCCGTGCGAAGGGGTTCCAAGACTTCCGGCCGACCATGCCGACCATCGTCCTGCCGCCGACGCGTGACGAGCGGATCGTCTGCTTCTCGGACCCCGACCAGGCGGTGCGGTTTATGCGCGGCTGGCGTGATGTGGCTGCCTGACGGCGACCCGATCCCGCGCGTCGGCGACGACGCCCGCGAGCGATGGCTGATCCGCGACATACCCCGTGCGGAGCTGGAAGCCTTCATCAACGCGGCGTGCGAACTCGGGTGGGAATTTTCCGAGGCGTTCACGATTCAGGAACCGGAACCGCCGCTAGTGCCCGAAGTGCTGCGGGTGTGGTGCCACGCCGAACTGCCGAAGCCGCGACGGAAGCGGGGACCGGCGGCAAAAAAAGCCGCGCCTGTCACCGCCACAGAATCTGAATGACCCACCGCTGACGGCTCCCCTTGCGGTGTCATGGGGTCGCTGGGCTGTGGGACACTTGACAAGCTGGGTGAAGGTGGACAAGTTCAGTTTCAAGATGGGCTTCTCATCTGGCACGCGGGGGGGGTATGACCTCGTGCCGCAACCCTCACTATGCTCACTGTGCTTGTCAACTCATCCACACGAATCCGCCCTCTGTCGCGTCGGGCACAGCTCGAGCGCACTCGCGTGCGGGCGCGGCTGCTGATCCGAGGCGTGCGTGTGCGGGACGTGGCGGATCGGGCGGGGCTGTCACTCAGCCTGACCTGCTACGTGATTTCCCTGCAACGCCCCGCGACCACGCCAGGCGGTCGCCGGATTGTCGCCGCCGCCGAAGAGCTTTCGGGGCTGACGTGGGACACGCTCATTGCCCCCCTCCCGCGCGGCCAGACATGAGGAAACCCCAGAGAGCCGCGTGGCTCTCTGGGGCAGTCCCACCACGCACATCCCCCACCACAGAGGACGCACGAATGCAAGGTACTGAGACACAGGACGAAGTGCTACCGGCAACGGTTGAAGAGGTCGCGGAGTGGATGGCATCCGCGAGTCCCGCTGCCGTCGAGGCCCAAGCCAGTTGGTGGATGCGTCAGCAGACCGCGCTGACGGCCGAGGTCTGCGCCATCGATGAGCGCGAGGAAGCCGAACTCGCGCTGATCCGCAGCCACTACGCCACGCAGCGGACCCCGCGTGCGGATCGGATCGCCGCGCTGGAGCGGTGCGTGCTGGCGATTGCCGAGCGGCTCACGTTCGCCAAGGGCAAAAAGTCGGTGGCGTTGACGTGGGGCACGATTGGCCGTCGCACGAAGCCGGAAGCCGTCGAGGTCGCGGACGAGGCGCTGGCGCTGGCGTTTGCGAAGACGCTCGCCGGGGGCGTCAAGGTCACCGAGAAGCCGGTGCTGGCCGTCGTGAAGCCTGCGGTGCTGGCCCGTCTCGCGGATGGGGGAGAAGAGGTCGAAGGGTTCACCATCGTGCCCGAGCACGATCTGCCGTACCTGAAGCTCACTTCGCGGGAGGATGCATGACCGGATTCTGGGCGGGGACATTGTTGGGGATCTTCATCGGCTCGTGCGTCGGGGTCATCGTGATGGCATTGGTCAGCGCGGGGGGCGTCGAGGACGCCGCTGAGGACGAGGCACAGCGCCGGGCGCTGCGGGCTCGCATGACGCGGCGCGAGGAGTGGCCGTCATGAGCGCCGTTACGGACGCCATCATCCGCACGCGCGGGCACCTGCAGCACGCGCTGTTGCTGTCCCGACGCCTGGACAAGGCGCTGGTGGACGCGGCGCTGTGCCACGCGGGGGGGTCGCTGGATGACGCAATGGGGAAGGTTGAGTGGGCCGACACTGTCCTTGACGCACTATGCACGCAAGTGGAACTGTGCCGGATCGCCATCGCCCGTGAGGGGGAGACGCAGCAGCCGGTGCAGTCGGAAGAGGTGGCGGTATGACGCGCATCCGATTCCCACGGCGCGCGCTGGCCGCGCAATCCATTGACGCCCGCATGGCCGACGGCCTGTCGGCCGCCATCGCCGCCGCGCTCTGCGTGGTCACGGCGCGGGCGCAGACGCCGGAGCTGGACCCGGACGGGTGGGATTTGTACGTGGCGAGCAAGCATGCGAAGGCGTGCGGGGCGACGCACGGGCAGGTGACGGAAGCGATGCGGGGGGAGGGGTGAGCCTCGACGTCTACCTGTACCGAGAGGCGAGCGGCGCACCGGACGACGACGGCGACGAGATGTTCTGGGCCAACATCACGCACAACCTCGGCCGCATGGCTGACGAGGCGGGAATCTACCGTGCGCTGTGGCGTCCCGACGAAAACGGCATCACGACGGCGGCGCAGATGATCGACCCGCTGCGCGCTGGGCTGTCACGGCTTGAGGCCGAGCCGGAGCACTTCAAGCAGTTCAATGCGTCGAACGGGTGGGGCATGTACGAGCACTTCGTGCCGTTTGTGCGCCGCGTGTTGGAAGCTTGCCAAGAGTACCCGACAGCCCTCGTGCGGGTGTCACGATGACCGACCACCCCCGCTGGTACGAGCGCGACTGCCCCCGCTGCGAGCGGCCCGGCGTCCGCGTGCGGGACGAGGACGGGCGGTGGGTGTGGGTGTGTCCCCAACAGTGCAACCAGGAGACGGACGATGAGTGATCGCACGATGACGGCGGCAGAGGCGGCAGAGGCGTTCCTCGACCACTTCCCCGAGGACAACTACTTCAGCGCAATGTTTCGCAAGAGCACGTTTAACTGGTTCGCCGCGCACTGGCCCAGCGTCGGCGGGGCCGCGCCGAGGGTGGTGACGGGGCGGGAGATGTTCGACGCTCTCCATGACGGCGAGTTCGACTGGTACGAATCCGGCAGGGCGTCTCATGAAACATGGAACGCCGCCGCCGCCCGCCTCACCGCCCGCGCCGGGGCAACTACTAATTCTGCATCGGCTGACAGTTCGGTAGTAGTTACCGAAACCGCTGCCGGTATTCAGACGGTTCCGGTTGCTATCGTCCGGCGTCCGGTGGAGACGACGACGGCGCTCCCGATGCCGTGGGATCGCGGTGTGAGCCGCAGTACGATCATCGTGGCGCAGTGCGAGCCGGACATGCCGTGCCGCCTCATCACGGCGGAGCAGTTGTCCACGTACGAAGCGCCCGTACGCTGGTGCCTCCCCGGTCAGGCGTGGGTGGAACGCACCCCGGTGCAGACGGCGCGGGCGTGGACGGCGGGGGACTGCGAGGCGTGTGTCGGCCAGCGCGTGATGACGGTGAGCGACGAGAACGTGACGAACGCCGATCACTGGAAGGAAGGCGAGACGGCAGAGCACATCGCGACGTGTTTCACGGACTGGGGGATCGAGTGGTATGTCGTCGTCCCCACGCTGGAGGTGTCGCCGTGAGCGCGCCGAGGGAGGTGTGGGTGCTCGTGGATGAGCAGGGCGCTGCCTTCGTGCTTGATGACGGGCACGATGCCGTGAAGGCTGCGCTGAAGTTCCCGATGGACCGTCGCCCGACCGTCCACCGCTACACCCTCGCCACCCCGCCCGCCGTGTCCGAACCCTTCGAAAAAATCGAAGAGTTGCCCGCTGTTCTGCGCCGGCAGAACAGCGCGGCCCAGACAGAACAGGACACGGAGGCGGTGGTGTGGGTGGATGCGGAGACGATGGGTGACCTCGCACGGTTCGCGATTGAGGTGCTGAAGCAGTGGCACGGCGACGGCGAGCGCGGAGACATCGAAGGTGCGTGGATTCAAGAGACGGCGCAGCGCATTGGCGTTGCGCTCACCGAGGAACGGCTGACGCCTTGCGGTGAGGTGTGCCCGTGTCGTGACTTTGCCGGTAGCAACGAAGTGGTGCCGTGCGCGCCGATCCGAGACGACGTGTTCGCGCTGATGCAGAACCTTGCCGCCCTGCGCGGCGCGACGGAGACGGGGGAGGGGGCGCATGGCTGACATCATGACCCTGGAGGAGGCGGCGGCGTTCGTGCGCCTCCACCCGCAGACGCTGCGGCGCTCGACCTGCCCGCGCTCCAAGATCGGCGGGCGGCTGCTGTTCGAGCGGGCGCAACTCCTCGCGTGGGTGGCCGCGCATCGGTCGCACGAACTGGCGGCGGTCGCATGACGGCCATGCCACGCGGGAAAGCGGGGAACCTGTCGCTGTACGTGCCGCTCATCACGGGCCGCAAGCAGCGCAGCACGGGCACCGCCGACCCTAAGCGGTTCCGCCAGTACAAGGCGGCGGTGGACTGGCTGGCGAGCGATCGCGTCCGCGCGTTCGACGTGCTGGCCGAACTCGCGGCGGGTCGGCTGTCGTTCGACGAGGTGCTGGCGCTCTACGCGTCCGGCGTCGCCTCACTGGCCCCGCTGCGAGCGCGGTTGGCGGATGTCGACTTCCGCCCGTTGGTGCCGACGTTCGTTGCGGCATGGCTGGCCGATGGCCGAAAGGTGCGGACGCTGGAGAACTACGAACGGGAAATCGGCGCGTACCTCGACGCGCACCCGATGCGGTCGCAGTGGTCAGCGGCAGCCGTGCAAGCGCATCTGCGGGCGCTGGACATCACCAGCGGGTCACGGCGGAAGCATCTGTACGCGCTCCGGGCCTTCGAGCGGTGGCTCGTGGAAACGGGGCGGCTGCCGGCGCTCGTCCTGCCGACGATCCGTACCCCGAAGAAGAACGCGCCACGGCTGCGGTACGAGTCGGCGGCGGTGGACGAGAAGGTCTGCGCGGCCGTCGAGCCACGGTACCGGGCCGCGTGTGCGCTGATCCATGCCACCGGGGCCGACGTGTCGTCGGCGCTGTTGATGCGCGGGCGGGATCTCGACTTGGCGCGCCTCGTCTGCCACATCCCTGGCACAAAGACGGCCAAGCGGTTCCGGCACGACATCCCGATCGAAGCGTGGGCGCGTCCGTTCCTGTCGGGCCTGACCGTGCTGCCCGACGCCCTGCTGTTCGACGGGGTGTCGCGGCACGAGCTGGCCCGGAAGCACCGGGAGGCGTGCGCGGCGGTGCAGGTGGCCGACTACACGCTGAGAGATGCCCGGCACACGGTCGCCGTGATGATGCGGCGGCAGGGCCGAAGCTTCGAGGCGATCGCGGCGCGGTTGGGCAACAGCGTGTACCAAGTCGCGACCGTCTACGCCGCCTTCACGCCCGACGATACGGCGGCTGAGCTTGCCGCGATGACGACCGATCTGACGACACGCGACGACGCGCCGCGCCTGACCATTCACCGAAAGGAAGCGTAACCGCATGCAATACAACAACATGCCAACGCCGGGACTCGAACCCGGACGCCGTGAAGCACCAGATCCTAAGACGTGTGACGTGAGGGGAGACGGGGTGCGCGGGATGCACTCCGGTAGCAGGGACGTGAACGGCAGTGAACGGGCGAGTACGACCGATCTGACGACACGCACCCGCGCCCGGACGGCGGCGTGATCGGCGCACACGAACTGATCGTCGATAGCTTCGCAGGCGGCGGCGGTGCCTCGCTTGGCATCGAGATGGCGACCGGCCGTAGCCCCGACATCGCGATCAACCACGACGCCGAAGCGATCGCCATGCACGCCCGGAACCACCCTGGCGCGCACCACTACTGCGAGTCGGTGTGGCAGGTCGATCCGGTGGAAGCGACCGCCGGCCGACCCGTGGGCCTGATGTGGGCGTCGCCGGACTGCACCCATCACAGCCGGGCCAAGGGCGGGAAGCCCGTGAGCAACAAGCGGCGCGGCCTCGCGTGGGCGGTGATCCGGTGGGCACAGGCCGTCCGGCCCCGCGTGATCGCGCTGGAGAACGTGTCCGAGTGGCTGGAGTGGGGGCCGATCACCCGTGCGACCCAGCGCCCGAACCCTGACCGGAAGGGCGCGACGTTCCGGGCGTGGGTGCGGAAGCTCGAACGGCTTGGCTATGACGTGCAGTGGCGGGAGCTGCGCGCCGCCGATTTCGGCGGGCCGACGACACGCCGCCGTCTGTTCCTCGTGGCGCGCTGTGACGGCCTTCTCATCGTCTGGCCGAAGCCGACGCACGGGAAGGGGACGCCGCGCACGTGGCGGTCGGCTGGCGAGTGCATGCAATGGGACACGCCGACGCGCAGCATCTTCGGACGCCCGAAGCCGCTGGCCGACAACACGCTGAGGCGGGTCGCCAACGGACTGCGGAAGTACGTGCTGGAGTGCGACCGCCCGTACGTCGTGGGCGACGCCGCGCATTTTATCACCGAGCACGCGAACGCCAGCAACCCGCGCAGTTGGAACGCGGCGGAACCGCTGCGCACCGTCTGCGCCAACGTGAAGGGCGGACACTTCGCGCTCGTCTCGGCCTTCCTCGCGAAGCACTACAGCGAACGGAAGCTAGGGGAGGTCATGGCGGCGTCACTGGTCGATCCACTGCCGACGATCACGACAGTCGATCACAACGCGCAAGTCACGGCGTCGCTGGGGACCGAGCAGCCGGACGACGTGCGCGCCTTCCTCGTCGCCTACTACGGCAACGAGCAGGACGGCGGGTCGCTGTTCCGTCCGATGCGCACGCTGACGACGAAGGATCGGTACGGGTTGGTGACGGTGCATGGGCGCGAGTACGTCATCACGGATATCCACATGCGCATGCTGACGGCGCGTGAGCTGTACCGCGCACAGGGGTTCCCCGATTCGTACGTGATCGACCACGGCATCAACCCGGCGACGGGTGCGCGGGTGCCGCTGACCCTGACCGCGCAGAAGCGCATGGTCGGCAACAGCGTAGCGCCCGACGTGGCCCGCGCCATCATCGCCGCGCAGTTCGGCGTGGCACTCACCCAGGAGCGTGCCGCATGACCCCCACCCCCGACATGGTCAATCGGCCACCTCACTACACCGCTGGCGGCATCGAGTGTATCGACGCGCTCCGCGCCGCGCTCGGTGACGAGGCGTTCGTCGCCTACTGCCGCGCCACGGCCATCAAGTACCTCTGGCGCACCGGCTTGAAGTGGGACGCCGAGCAGGATCTCCGCAAGGCCGTGTGGTATGCGACCAAGGCGGCTGACACGATCAAGGAAATTGCCGCGCGGCGGCAGGAGGGGCCGTGACGGACTCCGAAATCCTCGCCGCCTGCGAAGTGCGGAAGCTCGGCTACGCCAGCAACCCGTGGCGCATCGTGCACGCACCGACAGGGCAGGAAGTGTCGATCCCCAAGACGCTCGACACCTCGCACGGCGTGATGCAGTTCAACGGCCCAGCGTGCTTCCCGCGCAAGCGTGACGCGGTGGCTTGGCTGGCGGATCGCATCCAGCGCCAGATACACGACGACGGCAACGCTCGCATCGGGGAGCGAATGAAACACTACTTCAACGACGACGCCGCGCGGCGGCAGGAGCAGGGATGAGTGACATCGACACCACGAAGATCGGCGCAGCACTGGAGCTGATCATCGACGCCGCAAGCCAGCACGCGGTGGATCGCGTGAGCGCCGGACGCCTCGCGCTGTACGGCGAACTGCGAACCGCCCTCACCGCCGCCGAGGCCCGAGGGGCGCAGCGGGAGCGGGCGCGGTGCATCGACTCGCTTGAGGGTGCGCGGCTGGCATTGCTTGACGCCGCCCCCGCCGATCCGTCCGGCCTTCAGGAGGCGTACCTCGCGGGCGCTGGGCGGATGCGGGAAGGCGTCATGCGACTGATTACGCAACCCGACGCGGCGGTGCAGCCGTGAGCGCCTGCGACCTCGCCCACCTCGCGCCCGTCGCGCCGTACATCACGCCGCCCGCGCCGCCGCTGGCGCAACTGCTGCGGGAGTGGCGGGAGTATCGCGGGCTGTCCATGCAGCAGCTGGCCGACCGCGCGGGGATCAGCAAGCAGTGCGTGTTCAAGCTCGAGCACGGCGTCCACCTCCCCGTGATCAGCACGCTCACGGCCATTGCGACCGCGTTGGATCTCACCTGTTCAATCACGCTCGAGCCGCTTGAGGACGCGCCATGACACCCACGCCCTTCCTCGCCACCCACGCCGGCGAACTGTGCGCGACGGACGGCACCCGCACCCTCGTCTATCTCCGCTCCACCGGCAAGTCCTGGCGCGCGTCGAACGGCCAGCGGTACAACGCGCGGACGGGGTCGCGCAAAGGCGACACCTACGGCGATCACACGTTGCTCGTGCATGCCATTACCCGCATCAGCCCGCGGGCGATCGAGGCCGCGGCGTGATCGGCGGGCCGCGAGCCAGAACACTGGTTGCCCCGACTCTTGACAATGTTCTGTCATTGCGTACCTTCACGACGTCGGGACGCGTGCCGGTCTAGCCGCCCCACGCCTGACCCGACGTGGCAATCCACACAGAGGACCGCATGACCACTGCAGTTGCACCACCGCCACCGATGCGCTTTCAACGGCGCGTCCGTAACACCCCGCTCGCCATGCTGCTGTACGGCACGCCTGGCGTCGGCAAGACCACGCAGGGCGCCGCCTTCCCCGGCGCCGTCGTGATGCGATTGGAAGACGGGCTGGGCACACTCGACGTGCCCGCCACGGAGCTGCTGACGACGTGGGCCGACGTCGCTGCGACGATCACCGACGCGCTGGCGATGGCGCCGGGCACGCTCGTCGTCGACTCGTTGGACTGGCTGGAAGTCATCATCCACGCCGAGACGTGCGCGCGCGGCGGGAAGGCCAGTATCGAGGCGTTCGGGTACGGCAAGGGCTACGCGGAAGCGCTGACCGTGTGGCGCGAGTTCCTGTCCGGCATGCAGGCGCTGCGTGATGCCGGCTGGGCGATCGTGTTCCTTGCGCACTCGCAGGTCGTGCGCTTTGACGATCCGAACACGGAGTCGTACGACCGCTACATGCCGAAGCTGCACAAGCTGGCCGCGCCGCTCGTGCTCGAGTGGGTCGAGGTCGTCGGTTTCATGCACTGGGAAACATCGGTGCGTGATCGTGAGAACGGCAAGGCGTCGAACACCCGCGCGATCGGCACCGGCCACCGCAACATCGCGCTCGTCGAAACGCCCGGCTACGTCGCCAAGACGCGCTACACCCTTCCTCCCGCGCTCCGCATGGACGCCGAAGGGCACAACCTCCTGACCGCGCTGCACACCGCTGGCGCCGTCTTTCCCACGATTACGGAGTCCTAACCCATGCTGTTTGATGCCAGCACGTTCAACGACCGCGCCAAGCGCGACATTCTCCCGCAGGGCTCCTACCGGCTGGTGGTCGAGGAGTGCACGAAGAAGCCGACGAAGGATGGCAGCGGCGCCTACCTCGCGTTCACGTTCGCCGTCCTCGACGGCGAGCACGCCGGCCGCAAGCTGTGGCACAACTTCAACCTGTGGAACAAGTCGGCGCAGGCCGTCGAGATCGCGCAGGGCGAGATCAAGGAACTGTGCGCCGCGGTGGGCATCCTCGCGCCGCGCTCCGAGTCTGAGTTCGTCGGCAAGACGTGCGTCGGCGCGGTGAAGGTCGCCAAGCGGAAGGACACCGGCGACGCGGAGAACCGGCTGAGCGGCTACACGGCGGACGCCGGTCCCGGCATGGCCGCCGCCCCCCGCGCCTCCGCCCCGACCGCCCCGAAGTGGGCCGCGAACCGCCCGGCGGCCTGATGGAGCTGCGCGACTACCAGGTGGAGGCGGTCGAGGCCGTCTTCACTTGGGCGCGCACGAGGCCGGGCGAACATCCCCTCCTCGTGCTCCCCACCGGGGCAGGGAAAACGCCAGTCATGTCCGGCCTCGTGCGTCGTGTGCGCGAGGCCGAGTCGTCTGCGCGGGTTCTCTTGCTCGCCCATCGGAAGGAGTTGTTGGAGCAGGCCGTCGCCACCGCGTGGCGGATGTTCCCGGCGCACGACGTCGGGCTGTACGGTGCGGGGTTGGGCCGGAAGGACACCGCGCACCCGATCACCGTCGCGTCCATCCAGTCACTGCAGCGTGATCCGTACGTGCTGTCGGCGCGCGCGCGCCCGATCGACGTGGTGTTGGTGGATGAATGCCACATGGTGAACGACAAGGCGGAAGGAAGCTTTCGGAAGACGCTGGCGGGGCTGATGCAGGTGAACAACCAGACGCTGATCGTGGGGCTCACGGCCACGCCTTTCCGCATGAAGTCCGGGTTGTTGCATGAGGGCCCCGACGCGCTGTTCGGCGGCATCGCGTACGAAGTCCCGATGGCGACGCTGCTCGAGCGGGGCTACCTGTCCCCGCTGCGTCCCCGTGCCACCACGCAACGCCTGGACACGACCGGCGTAGCGGTGCGCGGCGACTACGTGACGGCGGCGCTGGCTGCAGCCGTCGACGTCGACGCTACTACGCGGGCGATCGTCCGCGAGTGCGTGGCGGCCTTCCACGACCGCCGGTCGTGGCTCGTGTTCGGCGTGTCGGTGGAGCACATCACGCACCTCGCGGACGCGTTCCGGGCCGCCGGCATTCGTGCGGCTGCCGTGTGGGGTGACATGCCCGACGCGGAGCGCTCGGCGGCGATCGCCGCGCACAAGTCCGGGGAGCTCACGTGCGCGGTGACGTGCGACCTCCTCACGGTCGGGTACGACAACCCGAGTATTGACGCGATCGCCATGTGCCGCCCCACGAAGTCGCCGGGCCTGTACAGTCAGATGGCCGGCCGTGGGCTGCGCATCGCGCCCGGCAAGGTCGACTGTCTCGTGCTTGACTTCGCCGGCAACGTCATGGCGCACGGCCCGGTCGACACGCTGAACGAACGGATCGTCTCCCGTCGGCCATCCGAGCCCGGCGTCGCGCCCGCGAAAGAGTGCCCGTCGTGCCAGGCGTTGGTGGCCGCGGGCTGCGCGGTCTGCAGCTGCGGGCACGAGTTCCCGCCGCCCGCACCGCCGAAGTTGGAAACGGTGCCGAGTGCGCGGCCGCTGCTGTCGATGGAGGTGGCGAAACCGTTGTGGGAAGGCGTGACGGACGTCGAGTTCTCCGTCACGACGCCGTCTGACCCCACAAAGCGCCCCACACTCCGCGTCGACTACAAGTCCGGCTGGAAGCGCGTGGCGAGCGAGTGGGTGTGCTTCTCGCACGAGGGGTACGCGCGGAGCAAGGCGATCCTGTGGTGGCGGGAGCGGTTCCCCGACTCGGACGTGCCGGTCGACG